CCCCCATGTTACACTATTTAATAGTGTTAATCAGCTCGACCAACTACCTCTTTCGAGAATAGTTGGCTTGGCAGCCACTCCTCAGTATTGGGTTCATACCCAATACCAGGCACGGTTACCGAAAGGTATGATAACCTTCCAGCTTCACGCTGTGTTAGAGAATCTATCCAATTCGACGCTGATTCAAGAGTTTGACTCTGGAACCAACGGAGGATCGACCTATAACCACGAATCTCAATCTGTTTCGTATAAGTTTTAATACGATCGCGTGATTTTGCGGGTGAAACCACATAATCAGTACGATCTGTATAAGACCCACCGTGCAGACGTTGAGGAATTTGCTTTGCATAGTGTCTCCAAGTTGGATACACTTGATCATCACAAATACCTTGAGATTCATCGTATGCCCATTGTCTTAATCGATTAACTAAACGACATTTATCCGGAAGTGAGATCACTTCACGTTTAATGTAAAAGGGCGTAATATCTACGCCTTCGTAATAGTGTTTACCGCATGATTCTCTAAAAGGACCAGTGGTAAAAGTCTTCTTTGTGTTGGTTTTAAAACCAACACAATCGAGTACTCCGATAAGATTCTGTGCAATAGACGAACGACATATAATGTCGTCACCATAAACTGCATCTGTTTTACCAAAATCGGTAGACAGACCGTTTATAGTGTTTACCCCAAATAATAAGGAGGCAAATAAAAGCGTCTCGAGTTCGAACGTAAATCCGTTACCCATTGACGAGAACTTCTCCCAAACGACCTGTTGGCCGTTTGGTTTAAGCGACACCTCTGGTAGAATACCAGTGGGCGAGCGAAGTGCATCTAACAGGTTGAACCAATCATTAGGAACTAAATCAAGGACTAGTCTATGACTAATACTATCAGAAGCGCTCTTAAGGTCTATAGTAGCCAATAAATTGGTTATTGAGCCCTCTTTCGCTAACTTCTGATTAGTACCTTGATTTTTTAGATCGATGCCGTGTGACAGTAACCTTGACCTTATATGTTTACCTACAGCAAGCTGTAGACACATATTAAGATCAGGTTCCATCGCGATGGCGCGATCAGTTTCCGTATTCTTTGGTACAGTGGTAATCCGGTTTCCGGTTGTTATGTTGAAAAGTCTGCCCTTTAAGGCACGGTCCCATAACGGAGTACACTTTATAAGTGCACGCGCATATGGTGCCGCTTTCCATGTGACATCACAAGCAGGCGCCGAACCATATTTTGAATAAGGATCAGCATTACGACGTTTCCGCGATGTACTTGCGCCGCCAGAAAAGGCGGAGCGGTCGAACATTGAGTAATCAATGTCTCCTAGTACATCAGCAACAAAACGTTGAGCATAATGCATAACCCCGTTAAACCATCCGTCCAGAATATGAGGACGGTAGCCGTGTTGATTAATCTCACGACAAGTAGCTTCACTCTCTAACATTTTGTGTATAGCATTATCACGCAAAGATATGACGTCAGTTAACCCGATTGGGTTGTACTTTGACATATACTCCTGTGACATATACTCATACTTGTAGAGATGCGCACCAGTTGATCCAAACGGAGCAGATTGAAACAGGGTTTCAAGCTCAGTTAAATCAAAAGGGCGCAAACACATGTGTTGCTCCATGGTTTTATCATAGTTAAACGTTGAACGTTTAACACCACCAATAGTAACTTTTGGTGCCTTCGTACTCGCTCGTTTCTGCTTTTGTGCAGAAACAGTTTGTTGTACTACAATCATCTTTCACTCCTAAGGAGATTAAATTATAAAAGACGATAGACCCTAAATAGCATAATACTAATAGGGCTTCTCGCAAACTAATCATTTTCTAGGTCTCTTAATCAGAGACACAATAATTTCTAGAATAATGAGAAGGAGATTCCGTCCTTTCATATTTGAGCCTTAGAATTTAATAAATAAATTCTTTGTCGTCAAATACAGAAGTAATGGTTGCACATGCTAATAACGCGTTCGCAAGAACACGTGACTTAGTACGGTCAGAACCAGCAGATAAACGGTTAATGCGGCCCTTGATTTCAAAGAAATCAATGGCAACAGCGGTCGTATCTGTATTCGGAATCGCTACGATAGATGGCACGCCAAGTTTGGCGGTCATAACATGGCCTTGCGCTTCATTACCAGACATACCGATTGTTAACGAGTAGTAGACACCGGGTGTTGCTGTTTCAGCAACATAAGATGCTACACCGTTGCGATCGATGTTTCGTGGCTTGAATGTAATGTCATTTGTGCCGTCATTTAAGACGAGCGGTGCTAATTGTGGCATAATAATACCTTAAGGGTTATGTCATGTCCGAATAAGATTCGGGTGGCCATTATGACCATTTTCCACGACTTAGGGTGAATTCAGGGCTTACTGTTAGCGATGTAAATAAAGCTAACGCCGTGATATTATTCTTGGTAGAGAACGGGCTTTTATGATAGATTCCTGGAACAGGAAATCTTGGTAAAGGCTCGCGCAAAAACGTTCTAACCCAACCAGTTCCGTTTGTGACATAGTCAAAACTAGAATGAATGGGGTCGACAGTTAAATGCGTAAATGTTCTCTGGTTGACGTACCCACGAGAAAAAGTTAAACCATCAGTAGCGTTTAAAGCTTGGATGAATGTACCTATAGGTACAGCCCAATCTATAACAAAACTAAATGGAACTAGTTCCCAGAGCGCGCCAACCGGTTCGAGTCCCAAAGCTGCAGCAGCATGCGCGGCCGAGTCATCAACAGTTGCGTAAATCTTACAATGCAAAGCGGCAGTATAAAACTGGTTTTGCACGTAAGATGAGCCATATGTTGTTTTGACTTGGTCCGAATACTTAACAGTTTTTGAGACTAGAAGTTCCCAAGGACGGTTTTCGTTGCGACGTGTTTGAATGCCTTCTTTCATAATCTGAAAGGCGGCATCGGTATCATATACAAGAGGTAGAACAGCATAACGCCATTCTAACCATCGAGCTGATGCCGTACGCGCAACGCGACCAGCAGTAATACGCCGGCCATCAGTCATTCTGCGAAATGATTTTCGCAGCTGACCTAAGTTTCCCGTTTTAATTGCACGAAGCATCTTAAACACTGACCCAGCTTTTCGAGCTAGATAATCAGCGGTTTCAACAGATTCGGCAAGAGTTGCTCCAATATTGATATTATCACCAGTAAATTTAGCTAACGCTTCAGTTACAAGTTGAGTGTATCGATTCCCATTATACGATATCTTAGATCCACCCGCCGCAAAGGCGTTTGTGACGAAATATATCGAATTTGGAAAATATGGGCAACTCTCAGGAAACAAGCTAGCATTCCAAGATCCAACCTTTCGTGGCCCAAATGAAACAGGTGTCTTCCATTGAGAATGGACTACACCATAGGCCGTAGGGTTGAAGTGATCACCATAACTTGTGGTGCTCTTCTTGATAATAGTCCTGGATACCTGATTGGTCTCCCAGGCCTCACGTGATTCTGCTCCTAACGTTAACGTATATTTGTCTAGTGACATTACTTTTTCATCAACAAATTTAGCATTTGTCGACGGAACTGTGATTGGCATTTTGACTCCTTATACATTATTAATTAGATACAGCACGTGGCTAAATGTGATATTTAGTATCACAGATAATAAACATTCTAATTACATGGCGAAGCCATATATCGAATATCTACACCTTGCATTTTGATAGTAAACTTAAGATCCATTAAGATGAAATCAATCACTTAGCTGAAAAGCAAGTTAGCAAGAAGAGGATTTATTTCTTCTTGAGGGCCATACG